TAGAACAAGCAATAGTTTTTTTAGAAATGAATGCATATGAGGGAAGCAATGCAAAAGCTGTTTTACGTATGGGTGATGTACATGAGGTATTAAAACCTATAAAGGGATTAATCGATAAATCGGTCAAAATGGAAAGCTATATCAAACAACTGGAGCGGGAAAATAAAAGACTGTTAAAAAGAGAAGAACCTCAAGAGCCATGCATGATTGAGGGAAAAAAGTTTTGTCCTGCATGTGGTGATGAATTGACCGACGTTGATCCAGGGTTGTTTGAATACTGTTTTTATTGTGGAACGAAATTATATTAGATTGGAGTGATTTAGATGAAAAAGATAATAGGTAATTTGCTGTATGACACTGAAAAAGCTGAAAAAATATACAGTTTCAGACAAAAAAGAAAAATATCAAGTTTTGGTGGAATGAATTTTTATGAATGGTATGACATGGATGTATACAAAACAAATAAAGATAATTATTTCATTCACGGTTATATAAAAGAGAAGCCATCTTATAAACCTTTTATCGAGGAATACAGTGAGCCGGAATTTAAAATACTGCTTAAAGAAATAGACCCTGATAAGTATATAGAATTAGGATTTAATGATTTTGAAGATGCATAAAAAAGTACCCTGAAAGTGTGATTTTACGTAAATCGGGGTAACGGTAACTTTTTTTAGAAATTTAATTGATTAAAAATTGCCAAGAGTGTTGATGGCTATAGAGTTTAAACGATTTATGTACTCTAACAAAAAATTGACACTCTTAGGGATTATGTAACTTTTTTATAAGAGATTGGAGGAGCGGGTTAGTGAAAATTTTAGATGCATGTTGTGGCTCAAAAATGTTTTGGTTTGATAAAGAAAATCCAAATGTTACATACATGGATATACGCAGATACAGTGATATTTTGTGCGATGGAAGAAAATTGGAAGTGAATCCAGATGTAATAGGTGATTTTAGAAATATGCAATTTTCTAATGATGAATTTGACTTGGTTGTATTTGATCCACCACATTTAATAAAAGCCGGTAAAAATTCATGGTTGGCTAAAAAATATGGATTGCTGGATTTTGCTAGTTGGCAAGATGATTTATCTAGAGGTTTTAATGAATGTATGAGAGTTTTAAAACCGTGCGGTACATTGATTTTTAAATGGAATGAAGAACAAGTAAAACTTAGTGAAGTATTGAAGTGTTTTAATCAAAAACCGTTATTTGGAAATAAACGTTCTAAAACACACTAGTTGGTATTTGTTAAAAATGAGGTGAAAGAAAATGAGTAATAAATTAAGACTACAAATTACAGAAAGATATAAACGAAATATATTTATAAATGTAGTTGTTCCAGAGGGGAGATTATATGAATTTGATTGTATTTTAGATAACTATGAAAATTCATACAACGATTACCAAACACTGATTGAAGAATTATCTGATAAAGGTTTTAAAATATTATTTGTTGATGATAACAAAATATTTGAATTTGAAGAAACACATGATATTGACTACTCATTTATCAATGAAGAGGTAAAAGAAAATGACGTCTAAACAAATAGCATTCGTATTTTTTCTAATGATGCTTATTGCGTTTATTTTGTCTCTTGTTTTGGGAATCAGATATTTAATTAAAATTTGGAGGAAATAGCATGGAATTTAACACAAACCAAATTAATGTCATGCTCGATGCGCTGGAGCATTACGGGAACAACCCGCAAGTTGATATGGCCATCGAGGAAATGAGCGAACTTACAAAAGAACTGCTTAAAAACCGCAGAGGTAAAGAAAATAGAAGTGATATAGCTATGGAAATGGCAGATGTCTACATAATGCTTGAACAGCTTAAATTTATTTTCGGTATCGATGAAACTGAACTAAAGGTCAATGCTGAATTTAAGCTGCAAAGATTGAATAAAAGATTAGGTGAAGTATATGAACAATAAAATTAAAGAGGGTAATTATTATACAGTTCAATCATTTATGAGAAACGATTTGAAATTAAAAGGTAATGAACTTAGCATTTATGCTATTATATTTGGCTTCACTCAAGATGGAGAAAGTTGGTTTACTGGTTCTTTAACATATTTACAAGATTGGCTAGGTGTTTCTAAAAACACTGTTAGAAGTGCTTTAGATTCACTTGTAGGAAAAGGGTTTATATTTAAAGATACTCAATCTGTTAATGGAATTGTTTATAACAGATATAAGAATAATTATAGTGTATCAAAAATTGATACGGGGGTGTATCAAAATTTGGACGGGGGTGTATCAAAAATTGATACCAATAATAAAGAATATAATATATTAGATAATATAAATAATAATATTATTCCATCTAAGGAAAAAAAACCTTATGGTGAATTGAATAATGTAATGCTAACAGATGAAGAATATCAAAAACTTAAAGATAGAAATTTAGTTCACATGATTAATGATTTATCTTTCTATCTTTCGTCAAAAGGCAAAAAATATAAATCTCATTATGCAACGATTTGCCAATGGGCTAATAAAGATAAAAAAACATTAAATAAAACCACTAAACAAGTAGGGCAGGTGATTTAGGTGCGAAGTATTAAAGATATGCTTGGAATTCCAAAAGATGCAGACACTAGCCAATATCAAACAGAAGCTGATTTTCTTAACGATAATGTCGGAGAGTTAAATAAACGTGATGGTGTCGAGTGTACTCTATGTAAAAATCGAGGATATGTTTATAAAATGGTGGATGGTCATGATCATGCGGTTAGGTTTGAGTGTGGGTGCATGGCAAAACGCAAAACAATTAGAAACGCTCGAAAAAGCGGACTTGAAAAATTATTAAATTATAGATTGGATGAATTTAATGTTAATAAAGACTTTCAAAGAACTATGAAAGATAAAGTCAAACAGTATCTAAAATATAAATCAAATCACTGGTTTGTTATGCTAGGGCAAAGCGGAGCTGGTAAAACACATTTGTGTAGTGTTGTTGCTAGAAACTATTTAAGCAAGAATAGAGAAGTAAAATATATAGTCTGGGATGAATATATTAGAAATCTTAAAAATGAGTTATATGGCGATGATTACAAAGCAATAGATAAAGTCAAAATGGCTGATGTATTATATATTGATGATTTTTTTAAAGGTAAGATCAGTGAGACTGATAAGACACTTGCTTTCGATATAATCAATTATCGTTACAACAATAGCCTTGTAACAATAATTTCAAGTGAATTATTGTTACAAGAGTTGATAGATGTTGATGCTGCTATAGCGGGACGGATAAAACAAATGTCAGCTGATTACATCGTGCAAATCGCTTATGATGATGAAAGGAATTATCGATTAAAATAATGGAAGATAATCAGTGGATCACAATTAAAAGACAGGATAATGAAACACTTATTAAAGTGTATGGCGATTATGAATTGATTGGTTTCTTTCCAGCGGGAAATGGTTCTAATATGGAGATAGTGTTAAAAGAAACTAAAAAGGAGGATTCAACAAATGAGTGAAAGCGAAAAGCAATATAAAGATGAAATTATAAACAAAGAAGATGTTTTAAACGAGCTTATTTCTCTTAATGATAAGTCCGCGTTATTTGCAGTATTATTAGCTGATAGTACAAGGATTAAAGATCTCGAATATCAAGTTATGAATGATATTAAATCAATGATTGAAAATGATGATTATATCTTTATAAAAAGGACAGAAATTTAACAAAAACTATTTTGATTAAAAAATCTCTCTAATCACTTATGTAGCAAGGGATTAGAGAGAAAATATAAATGCAATATAACATCTTGGATATATTGCGCGTTTAAAGGAGTAAAAAATGAAGATAAATGGAACGGATGATTTAGGTATAAGTAATGAACTGTTAGCGGATTATATTAAACGATATGAGGCAGCTGTGAATCACGTATTTAAAGATTATCCTAAACAGCCATCAATTTACAGTCATGAACGGCAGGAGTATAGTGGAATGGATATAAATACATATATCTATATCGCTGATAATTATTTAATGTTAAAAAAGCAACTGGGAGGTAAGTAATGCAGGAATCAAAATATCAGATAAAAAACTGGAAAAAATGGAAAGCAACAAAGTATCTTCTTGTTCAGACAAAAAATGAGCTAATGAATAATATAAAAGCTATTACATATACAAACGAACTTCCGGGTGGATCACATAAAAGTATTGCAGACAAATACAATAAACTAATAGAAGATGTAAAGGTTTATGATGATTATATTAAGGCATATGGTTTTTTAATAAACAGATTAGAAAACGCCATAGCAACAATGCTGAATAAAGATCAACGGGAAGCAGTTATAATCTATTCAAATAATCCATGGAAAGGAGACTGTGAAAAAAGGATAAACGAGGCTTTAAAAGCAGGCTTTTCAAAGAGTAGTTTTTATGATTTATTGAATGAGTCTTATAATATATTAGATAGTGTTTTAGATATAGGTTGTAAGGAAAATACAGTAATAATTGAATCTCTGGAAAAATCCCGGAAAAAAAACGCCTAAAAATGTGTTATTATGATATTGTGGAAGTTTTGAAAGAACACCACAACATTAACAAATCAGCACTTTGATAAGAAGAAACTCGAAAGGGTTTCTTTTTGCGTTTATTTGTAAAGTTTACACATTATTTAATTTATTCCTGTAAAAATAATTTTACATTTTTTTAAATCCCCCCGGGTTTGCGAAATCAAAGTGTGAGTAGGGAAAACGGTGAATGGGTACGTAATCGCTGAGAATCGATTTTAAAAAGCGGCCTTTACACCTAGTTTATGAGTTTACAGAAAAGTACACTAAATTTACGAAAGGAGCTGAAAATGTGACAATAACTAAATTAGCGAAATTGGCAGGTACAACAAGACCTACGATTTATAAATACTTTGAAAAAAAGGGCTATGATAAAAAGAATATAAATGAAAATGTTATCAGGGATGTTATTGATCATTTCAGCAAAAGGACCGAAAGCAACAAAAAGTTAAAAAGCACATGTAAAAGAAGTTCTGTTTCACCTAGATTCAAAGCAAAAAACTTGACCGAGGAAGAAAAAGAAACAGTCAAGGAAAGACTTTTAAATGCAAAAAATGACTACAATTACAATGCCAAGATTATAAGTCGTTTAAAAAATGAGATAGATGAGTACGTTGAAGAAAACAACTGTACTACTTTTGAAAACCATTCAGGCGGAACATCAGCTATTCCGCAGATCAAGCAGCTTGAAAACTATATGAAGTTAAATATTGCTTTGAATAAAACGATTCAGGAACTTGAACAGACATTAGATATTATTAGGCTTGCATCAGTTAAAGAGGATGATCCATTTGCAGTCAGCTAATCCATTCTTTGAATTTATTGAGCGTTCTAAAAAATATCCTGATGAGTATCCTGAAAAAATTCATAAGCAGATAAAGATGCAGGAGGAAATGCTGCATCTTTTTGAATTCAGAGAAGAACGGGGGAAAAGATGTGTAGACTGGATTGAAAAATTCTGCATTTTGACAGAGGGTGAAAATGCAGGGAAACCTGTAAAACTTCTTTTATGGCAGAAGTGGTTTTACTATTCAATATTCTGTTTTTATGGTGAATTTGAAGAGCCCGAATATGATACTTCGGGCAATGAGGTAGGGAAGAAAATAAAAATAAGCAGAGTTGTCAATGATGTCATGCTGCTTATCGCATCCGGAAACGCTAAAACTACAACGATTGCTTTTTTAAATACCTACATGCTTTACAGTCCTGAATTTGCATCACCTAATATTTTTATAGGCTCAAATTCTCATCAGCAGTCAAGAATCTGCTTTGACTGTACCATGGAAATCATCAAGAAAAACAGGATGCTGAAGAAATATGCAAGAATCGTAGACAGCCGATCAAGAATAAGTGTTGAAAAAACTAATTCATTGCTGGTTGCTGTTTCCAGTGATGGAGACAATCAGGAAGGTATTATTCCGGCAGTAATAGAAATCGATGAAATTCATGTAATGAAAGACAGTGCATATGCTGACAATCTAAGAAAATCAACAAAAAGAAGTGATATGCTGATTATCGAAAGTTCAACGCATGGTACTGTTCGAGGCGGTTATCTTGATATACGTTATGATTATGCGACTAAAGTTCTTGACGGTGAAACAGAGGACAGGCAGTATCGCAGTTTTTTTGCTATTTTTGAGCAGGACAGTGAAAACGAAGTATTTGAAGCTTACAGAAGCAAAAAGTATGATGTTTTCAAAAAGTCTAACCCGTCATTAGGTTTTGCAGTTGATACTACTATGCTGACTGGAAAAATTAGGGAAATGATTGATGACCCTTCGAAAAGAACGGTAAATTTAACAAAAAACTTTAATATCCCACAAAACGGTGAATCAAGTTTCTTTTCAAAAGATGAATGCATGACAAACATCTTTAATGAAGAAATATTCTGCAATGCACCTGTCTTTATTGGTCTTGATATGGCATGGACGCGTTCGCCTAGTGCCGATCTTGCATGCGTATCGCTGCTGATGGTAAATCCGTTTACAGAGAGAAGGTATTACAAGGATATTTTTTTTCTGCCGAAGTATTATAACTATCAAAGTATGGATGACGGGGCACTAAATTCAAAACTGCTGGATATGATAGAGCTTAAATCGAAACAGGACAGCAATATTCTTTACAATAAAAAAGAAAAGAAGTATGGATATCAGCTTTATGCCGATAAGGGTGATGTAGTAATCATAGATGAAGCACTGTGCAAAAAAATTGTAGATATCTATGGAGTCAATGCAAAACCGGATATGACAGGAGTTACAGAAGATTTTATTATATACTATCTGGCATATCTTGAGCTGCTGATGGGCATTCAGATAGTAAAGTTTGGACTCGACCCAAACAAGGCATCAAAAATAGAGGCTTATTTTAATGCTAATGTTGCAACCATAGATAATCGTGATCTTTGTGTTAAATTTCAAATGGAAAAATCATCTATATCTAATCCTGTTTTAGAGAAAATGAAAGATGTTCGTGCTCAAAAAAAAGTATTCTGCAATAACAAGCTTACGGAACTTCATTTTGCTGAAGCTCAGAAAAAAGAAACTTCCACTGGATTTAAACTTGTAAATCCTAAAAACAGCCGTAAAGACGGAGTTATTGCTGAGGCGGCTGCTGAAAGTGCCTACAATGTTTTTACCACTAATAAATTTACCGGTTCAAAAAATATGGAATTATTAAAAGACTGGTGGCGAGAAAATGAAGAAAGAATCAATGCCTTACTGGAAACGGGCCGTTTACCTAACTCCAAGATGGAAAAATGAAACAAGGCCGGAAGTAATCAGGCGTGATAAGAGCATATGTTATTTTTGCGGAAAACTGATTTTAAGCCGACTCGATGTTCATCATCTAATTGAGCTTACCGAGGAAAATTATCAGGACGAGAAAATAGCTTTTGGTCTGGATAATCTGGTATGCAGTCATAAACGCTGTCATGATATCCATCATCATCGCTTTTCAGCAGTCGTGGAAAAAGAAACTATAGTCGATGATGAACTTAATATTGATTATGATAGGAGGATGTGATGGAAATTATTGATAGACTACGATATGCATGGCATGTCGTAAAGAGAGGGTTTAATTTTTATGACAGTAATGGAAACAGGATTACGTTTCAGGACTGGTCAAGTAAATTTATTGAAACAAAACATAGTCCAATAGTTGAAACAGCTTATACAACTTTTGCAAGCGAGTTTTCAAAACTGGATTTTTTTGTTTATCGGGAATTTTTAGAAAAAGATGAAATCAAATATGATGATATGAAAAATAATCGACTGAACAAACTGCTTCAGCTTCGTCCCAATGAACTGCTGACAGCTCATGACTTTAAATATATCATCGCTTATCAATATGCAAAATACGGAAAAGCAATAGCAGTTATCAACCGGGATCAAAAAGGAAATGTTTATGATTATACACCGCTCGATATGGCTAACTATGAATTTGGATGCGGATACAAGCTGAACAATGGAAAAACATTTCTAAAAACACGAAATAAAACCACCGGGAAAATCGAACTTATGTATACCGGGGATCTTATTTTTTTACGAAACAATCCCAATGAGATATTTCAGGGCGATAAGTCCAATCTTGATAATTCAACTTTAACACTGACAAGACTATTTGATACTCAGCTTAATGTTTTAATGAACGAAATGCTGAAATCAGGTGAAATAAGAGGGATAGTTGAAATAGGGTCTGCCTCACTGGGTGGACTGAATCAGTCGCTTGCAAGCAAGGATAAAAAGATTTCTAAACAGGATGAAATAACTGAACGTATAAAAAAAGCCGGCGGAGGTGTACTGGTACTTGATGCCGGTGAAAAGTGGCAGGATATGAAAGCTCCGTTCAGGACAATGTCGGTCGATGAACAGAACAATCTTACAAAAATGATCTATTCGTTTAAAGGGATAAATGAAAAGGTCGTAAATGGTACTGCTGATGAGAGTGAAATGGAAATCTATTTCAATAAGATCATTGCACCGTTCAGTGAACAGTACAAAGAAGAAATGAATTATAAGTCACTGAATGAAAAAGAAAGAGACAGCGGAACTGTAATCGACTGCAGGCGTAATCCGTTTGAATATATTTCGATAGACAAGGCTATGAACAGTGCATATAAAGGGGCTATGTTCACAACAAAAAATGAGATGAGAAAAATGGTCTTTAAATTTGGCCCGCTTGCAGGCGGAGACAAACTTATTGATAACTTAAATTTTGCAGAAAAGGAGGAACAAAAAACAGATGAGTAAAATTATCAAGCGTTCATTTTGTGCAGAAATGCGGGCTGTAGAGGATACAGAGCAGACGAATGAAATGATCGTTGAAGGCTATGCACTGCGATTTAATGAAGATACAGTCATCGGTCAGGCGCCTTGGGGCTGGATTGAATCCATTAAACGAGAGGCGATGAATTCAGCTGATATAAGTGATGTTGTTTTAAATATGAATCATGATGACAGTAAACTTGTTGCCAGAACTTTAAACAAATCACTTGAACTGATTGTTGATGATGTGGGCTTAAAAATCCGTGGAGTAATAGCTAATACGCAGACCGGACGTGATTTCTATGAACTGGTAAAAAACGGTCTAATTACAACTATGTCTTTTTGTGCATATGTAAAAAAATCACAATGGACAGAATCTGTTGATGAAGAGATGGACAGGCGTGATATCGTTGAATTTGGACGTTTTTTTGATGTCAGCGGAGTTACGTTCGCAGCTTATCCTCAAACAGAGATTGCTGCATCAAGAGACAGTTCCGGCGGCGGGATTGACGAGGATGCCAGAAAGCATTTTAAAGAAAAGGAATATCGTAAACAAATTAAAGAACTAGATAAAATTATGGAGGAAATTTATGAATAGAAAAGAAATTTTAGCTTTAATCAAACAAAAAGAAGCAGAGGCACGAAATGAGGATATCACTGCCGAGCAGAGAAGTGCGCTGATGGAAGAAATCAAGGGATTGAAAAGAGATCTTAAAAATACTCCTGAGCCACAACCGGAACCTGAACCAGCACCGGCTCCAAATTACCGTAGAATGGATGTTTTCCATGATATGGATAACAATATTACAGACGACATTTATTCAAGCCGTGAATATCGTAATGCATGGTTCGAATCTGTTCGTTGCGGATCAGATGATTATGTAAGAAGATTTATTTCTACAAATGACAGCGGAAGCTCTCAAGGCGGAGCGGTACTGGTTCCTACTATGCTTGAAAATACAATCGAACACGCTGTTCGCCATGGCGGTTCTATCATTTCTCTCTGCAACATTACAGCTTATCCCGGATTGACTTCGATTCCGTATGAAATTGACGAAGGTGAAGAGGGGAAAGACCGTGAAGAGGGAGCATCAGGACCTGCTGAATCTGAAATCGAATTAGGAGAAGTATCATTAAAACCAAGCACTATTGTTAAATGGATTTCTATTACAAAAGAAATGGAAACTATGGCAATTGATGCCTTTGCAGATTATGTAACAAATCTTTTAGTAGAACGTATTTTAGCTGCATGTGATAAAAAGGTGCTTCTAAATGCAAAAGGGGATAAAGGATTAAATGGTATTGATACTGTAGCTGATACTAAAATCGTTGCATCCATCAAAGAATCTTTAGGATTTGGTACTGGATTTAATGCTCAGGCAGAATTGGACGACAATGTAGATGCTGTCTGCATCATGCATAAAAAAACATTTTTTAACACTGTTATGCAGATGAAAGATACAACAGGTCAGCCTATCTTTAAATCAATGATTGATCCTACAACTGGAAAGGCTGTTTACTATTACAACGGTATGCTTGTTAAATTTGCAAATGATCTGCCTGAATACTCAAAAGCAACTGAAGATCAGACATATATGGTAGTTGGTGATTTTAAAGGATACCGTGCAAACTTCCCTAACGGTTTTGCTGTTTCATTGTTAAGAGATCCTTATACTCTTGGCGTTGATGGAAAAATCCGCTACATCGCTGATATCATGGCCGGTGGAAATGTTACAAAACTGCTTCACTTCTGTACTGTTAAAAAACCGGCTGCTTAACAGGAGAATAATATGAAAAAGAAATATAAACTATTAGCTGCTGCCACGGTAGTAGCTAATAAAGATTCTATTGTTATTCTGGATGAACAGCAGGCAGAACTGTTAAAAGACAAGATCAGTCCTGTTAAAAATACAAAAGGTGAGAACCATGAATCTGGAAAATAAAGATAAACAGTACTATGTTGAAAAAATAAAAGATTTATTAGATATAGAGGATACCGAGATCTATGACAGCAAGATCATCCTGCTGCTCGGCGGTGCAGTATCAACCTTAAAAACCGCCGGTATACCTCAAATAAAAAAAGATGAAGAATTTAGCGACAGTTATGCGATATGTCTTGCTATGGAAGTTTCTAAATTTTTAGATATAGAATTTGATCATGATAATTTGCAGAGGCTGTATATAACCGCTGTAAATACATTAAGACTGGAATTCCTATGAAAACAGAATGCAGACTGATTTATATTGATGAGCAGGTCGATATAAATGGAAACCCTGTAAATATAGAAACTTCAAAAACAGTTAAATGTGATGATATTGGTCAATGGTCAAGCGGATATTATGAAGACAGAAACAGAGACATGATGCTTTCATGCAACTTGAGAATTGCAAGAAATTATCTTCACAGTTCCTGCGGTCAGCTTAGATATGTAGATTACAGATGTATCCGCTATGAAATAAAACAGATTCTAAGCGATAAAAAGAGAAAAATGAAATGCATTCTTGATGTTGAGGAGTATAAGGTCTAATGATACACATCACTCAGAAGGAATTAATGAAAAAATTACGCAGCAATCCGCTTGAATGTGAATGCTACTATGAAGATGTAGGAAAAAACAAGGCAGGCGATTATATTTTTCTTCGTCGTCTTGACGACCGTATCATTTATGCCGATAACCAAAAAAATGTATGTTTCAATCGGATTGAGTTAACGGTGTACTGCAGGGCAGTTGCCGACCGTAATGAAATATGCAGATTTATAAGCGGCACGTTCGATGTACCGTTTACCTATGGACGAAGCGGGGATATTTTTACTGCTTCTGCAGTATTGAGAATGATCGTGAGTGACTGGAATGATTAATGATTTTGAAGTGGAAATCGATTTAAGCGATTTTTTAAAGGCACTTGCAGAGGAAGGCAAAAAAGAACTTCAGGAACGCAGTCCTAAAAGAAGCGGGGGCGGAAGCTATGCAAAGGGATGGGCTTATAAAAAAGTCAGGAACGGATTCATAATCTACAACAAAAAGCATGCACCGCTTACCCATCTGCTTGAAAACGGGCATCTGTCTAAAAAGCTGAACTGGGTAAAAGGACAGGCTCATGTAAGACCGATGGAACAAAAACTAGAGGCCAGTATTAAAAACAAAGCAAAACTTATCAAAATCATCGCTAAATAGAAAGGACATGAAATGGAAAAAAAGATTATATATGGAAATGACAATTTTGGCTATGCGCTGATCGATACTTCTGAAGAAACACCGAAATTCTCAGCGCCTGTAATGCTTCCGGGTATGATTTCCTCAAAAATAGAGGTTGAGGAATCATCAACGAAGATTGCTGCTGACAATACGACCTTTGCAATCATTGCAGGTGCAAAGGTCAGAAGTGCAGAGGCTGCCGTTACATACATCCCGGTACAGTATTACACTGAATGTCTGGGATATATTGAAAATGCAAGCGGGATGATCACCGATACAGGGAAGAAAAAAGCACACTGCTTCTTTTTCACTTCTACCGAAATGGATGCAGTTACTGGAGAGGAAACTCAGACACTGCATTATATCTATGATGTAACTGCTTCAGAACCGGCACTGGAAACGTCAACCGTAGAAGACGAAGTAGAGGCCGCTGAACTTACAATCACTTACGAATCAAAAAAATCTGATTTTGTTAAAGATGATGAAGGCAAACTTGTAGGGTATGGACGGATTACAAGAACAGAACAGAATAAAACGTGGTTTGATACTTTTAAAACAAAAGTACTCCTTCCAACAGATAAGGTGAGTGGATAGGTATGAAAATATTTAAATATGACTACACTCCTGAAAAGATTGCTGTCGACAGAAATACGGGAGAGCCGAGAATAATTCGAGGAAAACCTATGAAGTTGTTTTTTTCTATGACACACGAGGGACATCGGATATTCGAGGAACTCTATGAAAAACCGCTTCTTATTGCGCTTTCAGGAGAAGATATTAAAAACCGAAAAGAAAAAGATATCGTAAGGTTTATGCTTGATAAGCGTTTTATTTTATGCCTGGCAAGCGCAAGCTATCTGAAATGCAGAAACGGTGAATTCTGCAACAGCAATATGAATGCTGATGAATTTATTAAAATCGAAGGTATTAAAAACATTGCAAACGATTTTGATTTTGTCAGCGGTCTTATTGGAATGGTTTTCGATACTGTTCCTAAAGAAAACAGAAAAAAAAGCCCCGCAAACCGGCGGCAGAAAAATAAAAAAAAATTCTAAGCTACAGTTATGTCACTGCCCTTCTGGTAAAACTGAGAATTGATTTAAAATGGGCAGATGTACAGACGTGGCGGACATTATTTGATCTGATGGAGTCGATAAATACTCTTTCAGGTGACAGCAGGACAAAACGAAGGAAAGCAACCCCAAGTGAGGTTGCTTCTTTTGTTAGAAAGGAGGATACATGTCAGGCGGAACAAAAATAACCGGTCTTACCGTTGAAATATACGGCGACGATAAGGAGTTTCAGGATACAGTAGCCGGAACAAAAGAAGCATTGAAGCAGCTTGAGCAGGAATCGATTTCCTTGAATAAGCATCTTAAGTTTGATCCAAAAAATGTTGAAAAACTTAATCAGCGTCTCGGCTCTCTTCAGCAGCAGGTAAAACTGAACCAGTCTCTGGTTAAGAAATATAATGATGAGCTTTCTCAGATGGATGAAAGTGAGATAGGTTCGGATAAATGGATATCTTTAAAAAAGAAGATAGTAGATGCAGAAAGCAAGATAGTCCAGTGTAACAGTTACATTAAGGATACAGAAGAATCTCTTAAAAAAGTTGACAGTGTATCGCTTTCAAAACTGAAAAGTGAAATCGAAGAGACTGCCAAAAGTGCCAAAGACCTTGGAGATGGATTAAAAGATAAGGTAACTACTCCGATACTTGCAGCCGGAGCCGCTGCTCTGGCAAGTACTCAGGCAACTAAAGAATATCGTGAGGATCTTGCTAAACTTGAAGTAAACTCCAATAAAGCTGGCGGCGGTTTAGATGCTACAAAACAGGCCTTAAAAGATTTAAATGCTATTACCGGTGAGAGTGATTCAAACATAGAAGGTCTTTCGAATCTGTTAAAAGCAGGATTTACTGATAATAATCTTGCTGATGTTGTTAACAGCCTGAGCGGTGCAGTTATTCAGTTCCCTGATACGCTTAAGATTGAATCATTGTCTGATTCTCTTCAGGAGACTCTGGCTACAGGTGCAGCAACTGGACAGTTTGGCGAACTTTTAGATCGTCTTGGTATAGGCGCTGATAAATTTTCTGAGAAACTGGCTAAATGTAAAACGCAGGCTCAAAAGCAGGAATTAGTGATGAAAACTCTTGCTGAAAGCGGTCTAGCTGAAGTTAATCAGGCATACCGTGAAAACAATCAGAGTCTTATCGATAATTCAAATGCGCAGTTTGATTTAAATGAACAGCTGTCAAAATTAGGGGCAAGGCTTGAACCGTTTGTTGCAAAAATAACGCAGTTTGCTGCGGATATGCTCGCATGGTTTAATAACCTTACACCCAGAATGCAGATGATAATTGTAATAGTGGCCGGGATAATAGCTTCCATTGGACCACTTATTTTAATAATTCTAAAGGTAAAAGAAGGAATTACGATTCTATCCGGTGCTCTTAAAATTACAACATCACAGTTCATGATGATCATAGGGGTTATTGCTCTGGTTATTGGTACATTCGTTCTGCTGTACAATCAGTCGGATTCTTTCAGAGCGCTGATTGACGGCATCGCAGCTACTGTACTGCCGATGCTGCAGACTGCTTTTAACAATATCTCATCTTTTGTGACAGGTACTTTGATTCCGGTACTTATTGAACTCTGGAACTGGTTCAGCACGTATATTCTTCCGATTATTTCTGCAATCGCCGAATTTGTTATAGGTACGCTCGTACCGGCATTTTTAAAAATAGTATCCGCTGTTGGATCGTTCCTGATGCCTGTTTTATCTGGACTCTGGAATCTGTTTATCAGCATTGTAGATATAATCAAGGGCGCAGTCGAATCATTCCATAAAATGTATGATGCATTTTCGAAAACAGAAGCTTTTAAAGTCTTAAAGGATGTCATTCAGAAAATTGCAGATGTGGTTAACGGCCTTATTGATGCGTTCAAATGGATTGGTGAGAATGTAGGTAAAATATTTGGAGGTATTGCTGATGTTGTTGGAGACGTTGCAGGATCAGTAGGTGATTTTATCGGATGGCTGAATCCTTTCGACAGTGGCGGTTTTGGTGATTTGGCAGTTGCTGCGGGAAATACAAATATAAATCTGTCAACTTCATTTAATGTGAACAATAACGGTACTCCTATAAGTCAGACAGAGCTGAGACGATGGGGGAATGTAATTACAGATATTGTTGATGAAAATTTAGGAAGGCGTGGTAGATAATGGCTGTTAGAAAATTCTGGTTAATAAATGGACAGGGGAAAAAATATGATCTTACTGATTTCAAAGATGCATTTTTGAATACACCAACCGGCTTGGGATCGTCAAATACAGTAACAGTAACCAGATTGGGCAATTCTCAAAAATTAAATTCTGTAACTGACAATCTTGAAGTTTTCGGGGGCGAACTCCTTTTCCAAAACAGTGAAGACAATGCACTTGCTTATGACAGCTACAACGGATTTGTAAGGTTTATCAGCATACTGCCGCTGTATTTTCATTATCAGACACCCGCAATGTCAAATGAAAATTACTACCGCGAGGTAGTGATGAACAGTATTGAAAAGGGTGAAGTAGACGAAGAAACCAGTCTTTTGAGATGTAACGTTTCATTCACGCCTCTTACAATGTGGAAAAACGATAATCAAACGGTCGTAGAAGCTGGAGCAGCAAAAAATACAGGTAAAAAATACAAATTAAATCGTAAATACTCGTATTCAAGTGCGGGCTACGAAGATATTAAACTGATAAATAACAGCCCGTTGAATGTTCCTATGGAAATAGAGATAATCGGGCGGTGTAATAATCCGTCCTTTACACTATATGACTGTTCCGGGAGTGTTTACGGTGTATGCCGGCTGATTGGTACATTTGATTATGTATATATAAATTCCGATGACCGTCTAGAGGAAATAAAGTTAAGTCTTGATGATGCATGGCTTAATAATGCAGTTAATTATCAGGATTTTACTGTTGGAATTCCAAATCAGGCATATTTAACATTCTGTTATTTAAAACCGGGAACATCAGGAATGAAATTTACATTTGCAGAAGAATTTGATGGTTATGTAAGAGTAGGGTGGAGGGATGAATATGCAACAGTCTAGAAACGGGTATTACCGTGTTTACTTTAAAGGACGTTTTGCCTTGTCTGAAAAAGCATATGCATCATCCCGGGCACTTAGTTTTAATGTACGCGAAGATCTTTTAACAAGTCAAAACAGTTCAATTTTGCTTGAAGCTACTCCAAACGCTGCAGTAAACGGCGATGTAATAATTCTTGTCGATGCATATGGTTCGATTCTGTACACCGGTGTAATAAAAAGTATTGAGTCAAATCAAATTGATGCCAATGATATTTTAACACTGTTCGATGATGAAGATTTTTATTCAGCAGGAAGCTACAGTGATAAAAACTGTAATACGCGAACCAGATATATTCTGGAACATTATAAAAACAGCAACAGTGATGATCCAAAGATAACTGCACTGATAAATCAGTTTGATATAAGTGAAAGTGACAGTTATCCAAGAAAATGGGGTTATGACTATACCGAGGTACATACACTGAATGTATATGAACAGCTATTAAAAATGTATGATGACTACAGTGTTAAGATAAGTGTTTCTATTCCGATAAATGAAGGAACACCTTCTATTTATACCGCACCAGTTGAAGCTGTGGAACATAAACTTATTGATAATACTGTTGTACTCCCTGCAATGACACCTGTTGTGGAAATACAGGAAACAAACAAACTTATAATCTATAATCAGGACGGGACAGTAAAACGTGGTGTTTATTATTTGACGGAAGACGGGATAACCGAAGACGGCAGCAGTCTGACAAGACTTAATGTAGTAAATACTAAAATAGTTAACAGTGATGATGAAATCAGCACTATCGTTTCGGGAAACCTTGAAAAAGAGATGTATAATCACAAAATTACTGTCGAACTGATTCTTGATAATAAATTATATGATTATTACAGTTTTGTAACTGGTGGAAAATTTAAAATAAGCATAAACCGTAAATATTACGATACTGTCTGGACGGGTTATGAACTAAATCTTGATGAAAATTCAGTGTTGGAAAAAGCTACTATGACTTTTGGAAAAGTAAGAACAAAAGCAAGCGAGAGGTACTTTCAATGATTGAAAAAAATCTAGAATTACAGTTCAGTGGCGGTGATATGAAAGCACTGGGAATAACCATACATAACACCAATAATGAATTTACCGCGCAGGAAAATTATGATCTGATGTTAAAGGGAACAGGTTCTTACTCAGCTCATTTTTTTGTTGACAGCTGCGGTGCTGTTCAGGCACTTCCGATTGATGTGCAGGCTTTTCATACGGGCAAGGCATATGATCAGGGAAATAGAAATACTATTGCAATTGAAATATGCAGTCGCGGCAGTGATGAAGAATTCATAACTGCAGTAGAAAATACAGTACTTCTTATCTCAATGTTAAGAAATAAATTAGGCAGCTTACCTGTTTATTTTCATAATGATTTTGACAGATATATGTACTGTCCTCACCGTATACTGGATATGTATAAATCAAAGAAAAACTTTATTAGGAGGTGGAATCTTGGCAATTAAAGTAATGGCAGACAATAATCAGGATATAGAAGCAAAGCAGGATGCTGCTCTATATCACTACTTATCAGGATATAAGAAGCATGATATTTTTAAAGGTTATGGAAACGAACTGAATGTTCAGGTGACCGGACTGCAGGCCACATTGAAAAACGGGGGTGCAATGGTGTATGGACATCACATTTTTTGTGATGGAAGTGATACATTGACACTCCCGAGCAACAGCACTTTTTATATAGTAATAAGGGTAGATATGACTCAGCCTGCCGGGCATGAGGGATCATTTACAACTGTTACCATTTTAAAAGATGAAGATATTTTAAATAGTGGAAATGTTTATGATATTCCATTGTTTAAAGTTACTACAGGAGTGAATGCAGTAACTAAAAATGAAGATTTAAGAAATGTCAGCGAAAGAAATATAGTTTTATATGAAGAATAAAGAAAGGAGTAAATAAATGGCAATACAAACAGTACAGGCAATTATCAACGGGGTTACGACTACATTGAATTTAAACAACAAGACTGGAATTTATGAGGCAACATTAACAGCCCCCGCAACTTCCAGTTATCCTAAAGAAGGACATTATTATTCCGTACAGATAAAGGCAACAGACAAAGCCGGCAATGCAGTGACTGTAGATGATAAGCATGAAACACTTGGTTCTAAACTGCGGTTAGTAGTTAAAGTAGCACCGACAATCACAATCTTAAAGCCAACAAGCGGTCAGCTTATGTCTCAAAACAAACCGGAAATCAGTTTTGAAGTTAAAGACAATGATTCGGGTGTTAATGAATCTACTGTTACATTAAAAATTGATAATGGTGCAGTAAGCGGATTGAGCAAGTCCACTATCGAGGGAGGGTTTAGATATACTTATACTCCTACAACTGCATTAAAAGATGGTGAACACACTGTTACGGTAAATGCGAGCGACAATGATGGAAATGCTGCGACACCTGCAACGTTAACATTTAGAGTACTGGCAACTGCACCTAACTTGTCTATTACCAGTCCGGAAGACGGTTCTTGGCATAAAAATGCATCTGTAGCTTTTGCCGGTTCAACAAACGGAGCTAAATTAACTGTCAAAGTAGGGAATGGAAATGCTCAGAATGTACCAATCAGTGACGGTACGTTTACAGGAAACGTTACTTTAGTTGAGGGTGCTAATACCGTTACATTTGTAGCTACAAGTGCCAGCGGTGTCGATACAACAATTACACGTACTTTAAATCTGGATACAAAAGCACCGGTAATTACAAACGTTACGATTACACCGAATCCGGTCGATGGCGGCAAGACGTATGTCGTTGCAGTAGAAGTAACAGACTAATGGTTGAAAAGGTAATAGGAAAAAATCCAAACTTTGAAATTATTTTCTATTTCATTGAAGGACAAATATGGGAGGCGGAACTGCCTCCTAATTTATCCGGTGAATACTATATTGATCTGTATGCATACGATAAAGCCGGAAATGTAGGATATATGTCTAAAGCATTATTTGAGGTAGATACTACAAATTTATGCTGGCATATTAAAATTATTGACTACGATGTAACAGTAAGGTTTAAAAATGACTATAAATGTATGATAAGGGAGGTAATGCCGTGTGCAGTGAAGAATTAAAGCTGATTGCAGGTGAAAATCTTAAAACGGTTTTTTCGGTGCATAGCAGGAAAGAACAGAATTTTTCTATTAACAGAGCATACGTTGAACTTATGCAGTATGGTGAGAATATAAAGCAGATTGACTGCGAAATAGATGAACACGATATTGAATTTATGCTAAGTATAGACGAGCCCGGCCGCTACGATCTTATCGTGACATATTTTATTGCTGATGAAACGCTGAAAGAAATGTTTAAAGTGGAGGTAAGATAAATGAGTTATAAAATTCTTGATGTTGAACTGACAAAATCCACTTTGGCAGTTAAAGAGCAGTTTATTATACGTGTTTCTATAGGAACGTGGGATTTTGTTGGAAAAAACTACAGCTGGAAAAACCTTTACGATTTAAAGAAGTGGGGTGATCTGATTGGCGGTTAATATCCCTGCAAAAATTACAGTACCGCCGGATATCGATATGAGCAATCCTGCCGATATTCGGGAGGTATGGAGTGAGATTCAAATTACAATACAGTATATTAATAAGCTTATCGATGTGCTTAATGATCATAAAGAAACACTTGGATTAGCGGTATACTATGAGGAATAGGAGAAAATTTGATGGATAAAAGATTTATCAAGAGTGTGAAACACCCGGTAGGGTTGAACACACACACACACACACACACACACACACACACACACACACACACACGCGCTACAGCGTGTATTTATATTATTAAGAGGTACTTGCAAAAGTGCCTTTTTATTTTTGACAAGACTGGTGGTGACAAGCATTTAGACTTGTCACGTGATAATTATGCTTGTTGATGCAAATGGTAAAAGCCTAGTAGACCACATCTACCCAATTGGCAGTATTTATTTTTCAACAGTTAACGAGAATCCATCAAAATATTTTGGTGGAACATGGACAGCATGGGGCTCTGGCAGAGTGCCGGTTGGAGTAAATGCATCTGATAGTGATTTCAAGACTGTTGAGAAAACAGGCGGTAATAAAACAGCACCGTTAAGGGCTATGATTGGTGCGGTTAACAGCAACAATAAGACAATTGGTTATCAGGCAATGGGTCCAGTTACTGGAGTTCCAAATTATAACCAGTTTGTAAATGTCGGTGCAGACGGCGAAGGCGGAAGCGGCGGCGTTATTGCAACCCATACAACAAGGGTAACGGATACAGCCGGAAAAGACCCGGGACTGCTCCAGCCCTACATTACATGCTATATGTGGAAAAGAACAGCATAATTAAAAACAGTCTAAATGCCTTTATGGCGAAATTATTAAATTCAAAAGGTGAAAAAATTTTGTTGGGAACTGTATTATTTGACGGTGATACAACAAGCAGTTTTACTTTAAAAGATGATTACACCAATTATGACTATCTAGAGGTTATATGGCGTCCGCATTCTACTTTGGGGCAGTGTTCGGATATGATGATTCCATCTAAAGACAGTAAGATGCATTTGGAACGTGCACAGGCTATAAATGGTGTTACTACTGTTTATCGGTGTCAGTTGGCTTTTAGTGGAAAAAATGTATCACTTTCTGGCCGTACTCAGGTTATTAATGGAAATGCAGTTGATGCAGTAGAAGAACACATTTTGAGAGTAATCGGATATTAGTAATCTAGGCACTTAAAAGTACCTCTCCAAGAAAAGAAAGAGAGGTAAAAAGTATGAATAATTTAATAAAATTTGCAGTTGTTGGGTACTGTTTACTGAGAAGAAAAACAGTATCCAGTCTTCGGATTATATCTCTAAAAAGGGAGGTGCGGCATAACAGCTGTATCTCTATGATTAGAGGTGCAGATCATGCCTAAGTTTGTTAATGAAGATGGAAATATTATATTAAATTTAAATCACAGCAGTGAAGAAAGTTTTACCGGTATGTACTGGATTGACGGGAAGAAAATATATAGAAAATATATTGATTTTAATATATCTTCATCTTCGTATGATTATACGCATAATCTAAACGTTGCCGAGTATGTAAAATTTGATTTAAAGTGCACTTTTAGCGATGGTACGATTGTTCCACTGCCGTATGTATTCTTTGAATCAGAAAACAAATGGACCAACTGTCTTTTAATTACATCACTAAAGGCAAATTATATAAGATTTTATAATGCGTGGGCTAAAGGTCGTATTTACGGTATTATTGAATACACTAAGAATTAAATTTTATAAGGAATAGTGTATTAAAAATTATCAAAGACATAGAAATATGTCTTTTTATATTGCCTCGGGATGGCATAAAAATTCGCCCAGAAAGAAGGTAAAATATGGATTTAGGTTTTATTTCAAATTATTTTGTTCCGGTCGTAATGGCCGGATGTCTAGCAACTGGATATGTTGTAAAAAAATGGATAAAAGATGTTGATAATAAATGGATTCCTACAGTTGTGTTTTTCGAGGGTGCTGCATTAAACTGCATCGTATCCGGGAATGTAACAGTAGAAACAGTTGTAGCCGGTGCAGTATGCGGTTTAGCTAGTACCGGATTGCATCAGGCTTTTACTCGAGTAATTGAAAATAAAAAAGAGGAGTAAGTAGATCCTGATGCAAGAATTTTTAATGAGTACATGGTCTATTGTTTTAACTGCTGCAGTTGGTTATCTTGTAACTAATTCCAGAGACAGTAAGAAAAGTCGAAAAAAACTCGAAGAAAAAAGAGAGCAGGAGAAATTAGACCAGACTAAAAGACAAATTGTTATGGAAGAGGCACTATGTGCAATGTTGCATGAACGTATCGTTCGTTTTTGTGAGAGACTGCTGATAATCGGTTATGTTACCGCTGATGATCTAAAGGAACTGGATTACCTTTATAACCCCTACAGGGCTTTAGGAGGTAATGGAACAGCAGAAAGATTATATAACAAAGTGCAGCAGCTTCCATTGAGAGTAGAAAACGGAGCGGAGTGATTCCGCTCTTTTAAGTTAAATTAAGGAGGAAAATAAAATGGCAGTATTTAATATTCATGGAGGACATGCCCCAGCTGGTAAAAAAGGAAGTGGAGCAGTAGGAATTGTAAACGAAAGTATCGTAGATAGAGAAATTAAGGATGCGGTTATTGCTAAATTAAGAGCATTAGGGCATACTGTTTATGACTGTACTTGCGAAAATGGTGGAAGTGCAACCGAAGTATTAAAAGACATTTGTAACAAAGCAAATGCACATACAGTTGATTTAGATGTATCTATTCACTTAAATTGTTACAATGGGTCAGCAAAAGGCACAGAAGTATTAGTATATAAATTGGGAGGTAAAGCCGAACAGTACGCAAAGAATATTGTTAATTCAATTTCAGAATTGGGATATACTAATCGGGGTGTAAAAGTGCGTAATGATCTGTACTATTTAAAACATACTAAAAACACAGCGTTGTTAATCGAAACGTTCTTCTGTGATAATCAAGAAGATGTAAACCGCTATAATTTAGATGCTATGGCAAATGCAATTGTTAAGGGAATTATAGGCGAAGTGACAAGTTCAACAGAAGTTCCAACACCCCAACCATCTGAACCGGTCAAACCAAGCGGTTATGATGAATGGGTAGCACGTTTACAACAAGAGTTAAATTACCAATTTAAGCGAGGTTTAACAGTAGATGGATTAAAAGGACCTAAGACACTAAATGCTTGTCCTACGGTTAAAAAAGGTGCAAAAGGAAACGTTACACGCTTAATTCAAGAACGATTAAATAGTGTTGGCTTTAGTCTAGGGGTAGATGGTATTTTTGGAACAGCAACTTATAACGCTGTAAAAGTTTTCCAACGTAACCGTGGATTAAGCCAAGATGGTATTGTTGGTAAAAATACATGGAATTGGCTTTTAAAAGGAACTAAGATGTAATTATGTTTAAAAAGAGATTCAACACTATCAATATTACTATTTTTATTCTCTTTCTAACTGTATTTGGTCTAAGTTTCACTACTCTTTATAAGGACTATCAAAAACGTAATTTAGAGGTTAGGTTAGAATTAACAAAACAGGAATTACAAGATACTCAAGGCGATAGAGATTATTATCAAGGGCAGTATAAAAAATATTACGAACTGTCCGAAGAACTTCAAAATCAATTAGGCATCTACTATGAATAAGATTTATTTAAAAACAGGTGCTGAAGATATTCACGGCAGTAAATTAAATACCCGAATAGAATATATCCTTATATATAAGGGTATATCTCATAGTGTAATCACTTATGGATATGGTAAAAAAATATATATCAATAATAAATATATAAAAAGCGAGCCTAGATCTAATTGATCTAGGCTTTTTTTGTATAAAGAAAAACACAGTGACATGGGAATGAACACTGTGTTTTTTAGCATAATTTTGGGATGGGTACTATGCTTATTAAAAGTATATAATAATTTATTATTATTTTCAATAAACTTTATATAAAAAGAGTACAAGCCCAAAAACGGGAGAGGTGAACTTGTACTCTTAGTATAACTATGAATATTGTTAATGGGAAAGGAACAATATTCTATTGTACAAAAATATTATCTGTACGCCATTCATTTTACTGTTTTATACAAAATATGCAAGTATAATGAATTATTAAATAAAAGAGCACAAGGCTTTAGCGAGGAGATATCTCTTTTGTGCTCTTTGTCTAGCAAGGCTAATGGGAAAGGAAAGCCATGCTCTATTGTACAATTATTGGAGTTATAGTGGGGTTTAATAATTGTACAATATCAATTATAATTATTTGTCATTTTTTATCAACTTGCATACTCGATACTAATCATAATTTGTACTCATAGTGTTATAAGTAACGGTTACCAGAATTTTTGCATCAATAAAAGAAATATAAAGTTTAAGCCTAGGTCTAATTGATCTAGGTTTTTTTTGATTTGAATTCATGGTAATACCATTCTAAAAAATCATCAAATAAGGCTTGTTCAGCATTTTTTCTAACTTTCAATGCTTCATCAAAATCATGGTATCTACCCAAATGGTAAATCCTTTTTTTAAATGTTATAGTGGCTTTCCACATTTTCCTTGATTTGTCATAGGTAACGCCACTATAAGGATTTTTTTTAGATTGCTCCAACGCTTTGACGTCAGTATTATCTATTCTAAATTCATTACGTTTAATGGTTGCTTTTTCTATATTTTTGCTCATCGTTTCTTTTTGTAGGCATCCACAGCTTTTAACTTCACCTCTTGCTAAATTTTTATAACTTACATCAACTATTTTTCCGCAGTCACATTTACATGTCCAAATAACTGAACCATTGTATTTATCACGATTTTTTGTTGGTTTTATTGCAGTTAATCGACCATAACGTTTGTTTGTAATATCAATCTGTTTAATAAAATTGTTTTCTTTATTATAGCAACCGCAACTTACTACTTTAGGATTATTTAAGCTATCGGAACGCAGCCACTTTTTATTACCGCAAACGGGACATATTATATAGAAATATGTCCGATTGTTTTCTCGCCTATAATCAATTATTTTAAATCCTCTAACGGTTGTTCCTACACGGTCTTTTGCTAAACTCTTAACCATTATTGTACCTTAGTATTTACAATAAATATCAAATTCTTCATCATCAGTCGTCTTAACAGTAAACCATGTTGTACTGCTAGTGTATTTGTTGCTGGAATGTCCGTTATTAACAAATTCAACAATTTCTTCATGTTCTTCAACTTCCTCAATCTCACTTTCTGTTAATAGTTCTTTTTCTAATAATTCTTTTAATCTTGCATCCATTTTAATTTCCTCCATTTTTCTTATTATATAGCGATATTAAAGCCAAGTCATTAATAAAATTACTAACAATACTATAACTATAATGTTAAGTATCATTTTAATCTTTTCATAGTGTTTCATGATTATCGCTCCTTTCGTTTGTGAGAAAGATATGATATAATCTTTAAGAGAGAGGGGAAGTCATTTCCCCAAACTCTTTATGATTGCTAATATTAGA